TGTGGATGAAAGTGTGCAGTAACAGGGTACATCCTACCTGTCCAATCAAATTGATATACATGAAAGAACTTTTCATCAGTATATTTTTGTGCTGTATCTATCATTGAAAGTATTTGATAGCGTTTGCTTTTATTGTGTGCGTTCATATCATGTATAAGAGAAGCTAAGTATCTCCATTCCTTTCTGCTATCTGGATTTGTGTCAATATCTAATGGCTTTGTAGGCAGTTCAGCTAGTTCTCTATCAATCAATGAACCTACTTCTATTCTTTCTTCCCAACAATACACAAGAATTTCAAGCACAAATTTGTTTACAGTCCAAGCAGTTTGACTCGCCAGAGTTAACGCTTTCAGACTTGTTGATAAGTTTTCTTCTTGTAATCTCTTTATCGAATCTCGATCAGTCGTCTTGATTGCTCTAGTCTGTAGTCTCTTTGTATAATAACCACCATCATTAATAGAAGTCCAAGGTCTAGGCATATCGAAGCATGGTTGTAGTAGTGGGTAGGCAGCTATACGATTAGATCTTCCTTTCCTTATGTACTCCATAAAGACTTCAGTAAAAATAATATGTGAGACAGTAGTATTCTTAATCCTTTTATTTATTATCTTGACCATACCTATCTTGGTCATGGTCAACTCAATAAGTTTTAGCCCAACCCTAAGTTTATTAGCCCTAGTCCAAGGTTCAAACTCATGCCCCTTCTGGTTCATGTGATAGACCATAAGATTCCTTTTATATCTTTCGTGCCTTGTATCACTTGTATGTTTAATAATATTTTTAAAGTGTTTTGGATCTACCTCCTCGAACTTAGTAAATCTCAGTTCATCCTCTAACATTTGCCCTATCTTTAGTGCAGTTGATGTTGTTGTTTTAGATTGTGAAGTGCTATCTATTATTACTTTGAAAGCAATAAAAGATACTACGTCTAAGTCAGGGAACTGAGATAGGAACAAGGCAGATATAGCCTTGACTCCTACCTTGCCAGAGAGAGACTCCCATATATGTTTCTGTAGTTCTTTACTTAGTTGTTCAAGACCAGCTTCAATCATGTTGCGAGCATAGTAGTTCTCTGACTCCCTGCCCTTCTCAATGTTTCTGTTTTGTTTACTGATCTTGTTATAAGCTGAGATGCTACAGATACTTTGCTCTAGCTCTAATTGTTTCTTACTTGGTTCAGACATCTATATAGTTCTCATCAATAGGTTTTCTAAAGATGTAATATGTATTCTCTATAAAGTTTTGATAGTCTTTTTTAAAAGTAGGAAACCCACCTTTGTATTTACTCATTTTCTTTACCAATCCATAGGCTTTATTCTTTTGAAACCATGAGATGTTAGGTAAAAAAATTGGTGTAAGTTTTTTGTTTAATAAATAATCATGCACCAATTCAAGATCGGGTTTAATTAATAATACTTTTACTTGCATCAGTTCAACACCTCCACCACACTATGTAATGCCTTTGGTTGTAGGTGAGCATAGATCATGGTTGTCTGTATGTCCTCATGCCCTAGCCAATCCTTTACCAGTAGCAAGGGAACTCCTCGTTGTACTAATCTTGAAGCACAAGTATGTCTGCATAAGTGCAAGGTATAAAACTTTTTCTTTTCATAACCTAAATCTTTTCTAGCCTTCTGCCATATATCATTTAGTTCGCTGTAGTTAAGACTAAAAACTTTATCGAAATCTTTTTTATCAACACAATATTTCGACATAACATTTTGCACTCTTTTAGTCATGGGTACAGCTACAGCTTGATCGTTCTTTCTCTCATTAAAATTAATTTGATTATTATCAAAGTCAACAAACCTTGTTTCTAATCCTAGTAACTCATTAACCCTGCAACCAAGATCAATTAAACATCTAATTATATCTTTAGCTTGTGTGTATTTTTTACCGCCACCTGTACTGTACATATAAAGAGTATCAAGAAGTTCTTGCTCCATATATTTAGTTAGGTAATGTACCTTATGTCCTTTCACTCTATGTCTTTTAGGTAGCTTGATTTCTTCTTTAATGTGACCATCAAAGACCATATGTTCCAATACAATTTTAAGATACCCTCGTTTAGTATTGATGACCGCTTTACTATTCTTCAGTTCATCCCTTAAATAATCCATCATCTTATTAACTACAGGTGTAGTTATTTTATTTACTGGCAGATCTCCTATAGCTTTGATGTTATGTTTCATAGCTATCAAAAAGTTTTGTGCTGAGTCTGTTCCGTTGTAGGTTCTCTTATACACAAGCCTTGAAGCTTCCGATAATGTCGGTACTTTAGTTTTCATTAGTGGTTCTCTGTAAGGTTAGTTAGGTGTTAGGTCATCTATCATTTCAAGATAACCTTGTTTGCCAAAGGCGATAAGATCAGGGATTGTATATTCTCTTGTAGAAAACTTATGTCCACAAGAAAGGCACACCCTACGTCTATAGACATAAGGTGTGTCGCTTTTATTTCTAAAGCCTTTCGTTTGTTCAGCTTTTCTATGCTTAGTTTCCCTTACCTTTATGTCTAGGCTTCCGCATTTAGTACACTTCATTGTTAATGCTTCTTGTTTCTAATGTAAGTAGATAACTTTTCATTAGCTTCAGCAAACAAAACTATAATAGTTGTAATAAGAATAATGTTTACAAAAATCATAGGTCTTCCTCCCATAGTTTGATAAGTAATTTTAATTCTGCTATCCGCTTTTCAGCTACAGCTTTCTTCTCAGCTTTTCGTATGCTGATTTGTTTCAGCATGGCTTGAGTTTCTTTGTTGATCTCTTCCATAAAATTCATACTTCCTCCGTATCTGCATGGACTTGATCGTTGACTCCTTCGTCATAAGTATCTAAAGCCCAAGACTTATCTTCGTCATAAGCATAGGCTCGTTCAATAGCTTGATCTTCGTTCTTAGCTTTGACTTCATAATACTGGCTATGTGTTTCAGCCATAAGTACTTTGTAAGTTTTCATAGTGGTTCTCCTTTTTTAAATAGATGAAATAGTTTTTACAATTAGCCTTTTAAGTATGATGATTGCATCTTTGTAATCAAGATCTTTATAGGCTTCTGTATCAGGCTTAAAGCCTGTAATTCTACAGGCTCTATAGTAAATAGACTCTAGTTCCCAATACGTTTGAGAGGTCTTTCTTTTAATCATCAACTGTAAAGTGATGCCAACCTTTTGGAAGCTGATCTAAATACTCATAGCATTTAGCATGAGTCATTATGTGTTCTTCTTTCCAGAGATCCCCTCGTAGATTGATTTGATAATCAATAGTCACACCTTCTGGTTTAACTGTGAACCAAACTTCATTTTCTTGTGGTTCTGTTGGATCATTCACTTGAAAGATAAAGTGTGGTTTTTCTGTTGGATCATAATTTTTACCTTGTCTTTGTGGATAACATCCAAAACAAGTAAAAAGATTTTGATATTTTGCATACCTCAAAGCAATATCTTTTAGGTATTCAAAGTGTTCTGTGCTTAATGTATTGAAGTGGTTTTGATACCACACTAAGTCTTGTGTTAATGATGTTGTCATTTGTGGCTCTTAATTTAGAGGTTGTTAGTGGTATTGGCATACCTGTATATAAGTATGCCAAAAGATATAAAGAAAGTCAACCGCCAAAAGGTAAGTTTATTAGGGTTGACTCTTTATTTAGTCGTGAAAGTTAGGTAAGAACTTGCCTTCCTGTGTTTCAACTTTGGTTTCTTGTAAGACATAATCAATAAAATAATTCTCAAGAATTTTAATTAATTCTTCTTTTATTTCTTGATCTCTCCACTCACCATTCTTAACTGCTGAGTAGATTTCTTTTAATTGATCGTGATTAAATTTCATTGTGGTTCTAAGTTAAGGTTTACAAGTGAAAGGTTTATGAGCCTTTCAGAGTAGCTCCTAAGAGCTACTGAGAAAGATTCTAATCTAATAATCACCTACTAAAGTTTTATTTTCAGTAAGCTCTTTATAAAATTGCAGTCTATGTTGATAACAATTACATTCGGCTTCAGCTTGTGTATCTGAAAAGCCTAGTAGCTCGTCACAAAATAGACTTTGAAAGCTTGCTTTTTCTCTACCTGCATGAAGTTTAATAACTTGATAGCGAGCATCTAAAAAGTTGTACATTGTGGTGTTTAACATTATTTTTTAGACCTCTTAACTTGTTTGTAAGCATTTTCTATAAGCCAATTTATTTGTTTGCCAGTTAAGATTTGATAGCCATTGATTAAATCATCATCAATAACTTTATACTTTTTGTTTGGTTCAAGTTTCATTTTGTGGTTCTAAGTTAGGGTTTACAAGAGATTCTTTTTTGAATCCCTTTTACAGGCTCCTAAGAGCCTATAAGAGAGAATCTAAGAGCAATAATCAACTATTCTTGAAGCCATTGTATAAATTTCTTCATACTGTCGCTTCATAATTATTCCATAAATACTTTCAGAATGGTTTACGTCATAAATAGAGCTTATCTCTGAGGAACTATCAAAGTAACCTCTAGATACGTCTTCACATAACCATTTAGCTAATCCATAGTTATAAACATTAACCAAAGAATCTGAAATAATGTCTATATGTTCATAGGCTTCATTTTCATTGTTAACGTCATAATTATTTAAAAGACTATCTAATAAAGAATGGATAATGTCATATCTCCAATCATTAGGAGATTCGTCATTATGCAGTAATTCAATAAATCTTTGAATCTCTTCTTTATTCTCTAGATCATCTTTAAGACAATAGTAAGAAACTTTAGTAACTTTATTAAGTTCTCTTTCATTTCTTTCTAGTGAATTATAAAGAGTTTCTAGATTCTCTTTGAAAGTTTTTGTTTTAATCATTTGGTGGTTCGGTTTGTTTGGTTTGTAGAGTCTTAAGGACTCTTTAAAGCCTACTAAGTAAGCTTTAAGGAATCGTTAAAGATTGCAAGTAAACATACTTGCGTCATAACTATCTAGTTTTTGTAATTCTTTATAAACTAATTCCCAATCTGGTTTGTAAGTTTGGGAAGCATATAAGAATAATTCTAGGAATCTTTTTTGTTGGTTCATAATTAAAAATTGATGTCTTGTGGTTGGTCTTGTACTAACTCAAAGTTAAAGCCTAAAACTTTAAGTGAATTAATATTGTTTTGAGTAAGAGTAGAGTTGCCTGTCAAAGATTGTAAAGCACCTCTTGTTTTGTCATCAATAACATCTACATAAGTTTGTCCATAAGCTGAACGTGTAGAAACTTTAATTGTTGTAGTCATGTGGTTCTTAGTTTGGTTTGAATCAAATCGGTTTGATCTGATATTGCTATCATTACATATGCTGTTGCCAATTGCAAGGCTTCAATAGAAACTTCCTTATGATTCCTTGCTATCACTATGTATATTAATGTTTACATTGTGTAACAATAGACCCTCGTACCGATTATATGAAAAGATATACCCTAATAATAAAAAATTGAGCCAGAATCTACCAGAATAATATTATATATATTATGAGACGTTAGTTATTGCAATGGATTTAGTCTATATAGTCCTTTATTTGTAATTTTTTCGATAGGGTACGGGTAAAATTCGGAATCCTATATATGTATAACCCCCTCGAATTTTTGGAACTAATTTTTTTTCTGGTAGGCAGCAATCTTCCTTG